GGATGATCGTATGGAACCGTATGTGATTGGCCTTTTCGGCCAACCCGGAATGGGGAAGTCATCTCGTTTAAACGAGATTATTTCCCACTTCCTTTCATACTTCCCCACTTGCTCCTACCAGGATCTGGTGTACCAACGTACCTGTCATGTGGACCATTGGGATGGTTACAAAGGACAGCTTATTGTCGTCTTTGACGACTTAGGGCAAGCAACAGACGGTTCTGATATTAAAGAATTTCAGACCCTAATCTCTTGCTGTCCTTATGTTCTCCCAATGGCTGACTTATCGGAGAAGGGACAGAAATTCTGTTCCCCGATTGTCATTGCCACATCAAATCTAAGGTACGGGCAGTCGCTTGTTCAAGCCTATCAGACGGATAATCCAATCTTGGATGATTCGTCCTTCTGGAGAAGATTCCACACACCACTCTTGGTGGAGTACAAGGAGCTTTATCAGCTCCGTGACCCTCCCAATTGGGTGATGAGTTGGAAATGTATCCTCCAGAATCCTAGGGGTTTAAAGAATAATCCATCATTGTTTATGGATTCCTCTAACTCCTATTATAGGCAACGTCCGAGCTGGAAGCCGGATGGGAGCTCCGATCTTTGGGTTCCCTTCCAAGGCTTCCAGACTCTTCGGACATGTTTTGAACGGCGAAGAGCTTACCATGAGAATATTCGCCACACCTGGAGACAGAAGATCTTAGAAGTGGAGACCACGGAGAATCTGAATAAGTTCAAGTCGCTTTTAAACGACTCGGGCATTTCAGAGTCTACCGGGTTTCCTCTTCCCCGGGGAAAACCAGTGGTTCAAACACTGGAGTTTCCTGCCTACCCTCCCGTGGAGCCCTTACCTGTACGAGTGGAACCTATTAAGGAACCTCTCAAGGTAAGGACAATTACGGCTGGGAAAGGAGATACTTTCTGTCTAAAACCCTTACAGAGAGCAATGTGGCTCGCTCTTGGAGACGAGCCACAATTTGCTCTTACTCATGGAACCAATCGTCTAGAAACCGCAATTGCGGAAATCTATGAACGATCGGATCCAGAGGATGTTTGGATTTCAGGTGATTATTCAGCAGCTACGGATTCCTTTTCCGTGGAAGGCTCTAGAGCCCTCCTGGAAGGAATCCTGGAAAGTATAGACCACGAACCGACTAAGCGTTGGGCTCTTAAAGAAATTAGCCCTCACTTATTGGTTTATCCCAAGAGATATGACTTGGACCCTGTTTTACAGAAGTCCGGTCAACTCATGGGATCGTTACTATCCTTTCCACTTCTCTGTCTATTAAACGACTGTACCGCTCGTCATGCTGGAGTTCATCCCCGTAAATATCTTATTAACGGTGACGACATCCTCATGAGAGCGCCCGCGAACGTGTATCCCCGATGGAAGGGCCAGGTCCAAAATTTTGGACTTGACTTATCTGCCGGGAAAAATTACATTCACCCCCGTTACGGGACCGTTAACTCTCAATTGATTGTTGATGGTACCGTAGTGGGGTCAGGGAAGCAGCGTGTCTTAGACAGGAAGTCCGCTGTCTTAGGCGAATGCTTACGAGATTTGGAACTGATGATGCCGGAGACTGACTGTCAAGAGGTCCATGACCTCTTTAAGTCTGTCAACCGTGCAAAGCTTAGC